TGTTAAAAGTTGTAAATGAACATCAGCATTACCTGAAGCATCATCTGATTGTGCTTGGATTTTATCAGAAGTTTGTAAAACTATCTTAGGTAATTCTAAAGATGAACCTGTTGGTAATGGAACATTTTCAAATATGAATTTTCCAGCAGTTGCTGAATCGTCATATTTTTTTAAACTAACATTTATTGAAGTAGTTGTGGTGTTAGATATTGTTCCAGCAATTACTAATGATTTATTAGTTGCGGTATATACATCAGTTAAAGTTGCATCTGTTAAACTTATTTGTGCATCATTAAAATTATTAGCCATATTATTATCCTAAAGCGATTGCAAATGGTATAGCACTTGGGTCAGCCTCTGATATAGAAACTGAACTTGGAAGTGTTACAGCATTTGTTGAAGTGTTAATTGAAAAAAGAGTTTGGTCATCTCCATCAGCATCTACTATTTTCATAGTGATTGTTCCAGCAACAGAATTATCTATCCAAATCATACCCTCTGTTGCGTTTGTTGGTTGAGATGAACCTACATGATTTGAATTAAGTGCATTTAAACTATCATTTAGATCACTTCTAAATTGAGCAAATGTTACATTGTTTAAAGTTATTTGTGATACCTGTGCCATAATTAAATTATTACTTGTCCTACTCCTTGTACGATATAGTCAAATGATCTGTCAATACTAATATCAGAACTATCAAAAAATTCAATAGTAAAGCCTGTGGTAGATTTAGAAGTTATTTTATAATAGTCTCCATTATCCATTGATTGAGCCGAGATACCTATTGCTGGATTTAGTTTAAATCCAAAATCATAAGTTATAGTTTTTCCACCTGTACCAGAACTAATATCATTACCACTTTCAGTTCTTTTAGATAAACTAGCTGTTACAGTTAATGTTTCAATTAATGCTCTAGCTTTTAAATTATCAGATGTAAATAATACTCTAAATTTAAAATAACGACCTATATGTTCTCCAATAGTAAATGGTTTAAAAGCTGAATAAGTAACATCATCATCACTTGTTGAAATCTCTAATATAGTATGTGCATCTCCTGAACTTGTACCATCAAAAGGGTTTGGTCTTCCATCATCAAATAAGGTAGTTGCTGTTGGTCTTCCATTATCAAATACTTCGGAAACATCTTCAATAAATTGTGTAACTGATGCTGTAAATTGTCCTTTAAATTTAGCACCTAAATCTATTGTATTTGCAAACTCATAAGTTCCTGTTGCTGGTACTCTAGTTGCAGTATCTCCAATAGTACCTGTTGCAGTTAATCCAATAAAATTAGTTGAATCTCTAGTGACTAATTCAACACCAGATTTAGTTCCAGTAAATGCTGTATGTTCATTAATAGTAGTTTGAGTGATAAAATTTACAGATGCAATATTAGTGGTTACAATAGTTTCATTAGAAGATTGATTACCTAGTTTATCTTGTGCTTTGATAAGATAAGAACCCGTAAGTAAAGGTAGAGTTACACTTGTGGCTGGTCGTGCAATTCTATCTACTAAGTCAATAGAGTTTTGCCATGTTGGATTGACTAAATCTGTACTAAATTTTAATACATAGTAATCAAGATCGAGGTCAGGTATAGCCGACCAACTCAATAAAGCCTGATCTCCAAGAACATTAATTGAAAAGTTTTCTACATCTTGTGGAACTGCTGTTTGACCAATTATTTGTCTTTGTTCTGTAACATAAGTAGATTTAACTCCTAAAGCATTTATTCCACGAACTCTAATTGTATAGGTGGCATTATCAATTACATTCAATACTTGGTGTCTTAATGCAACACCCCTACCTACAACTTTAAAATTATCCACAACTGCTGTAGCATTTCTATCAGTATCTTGTCTTAACTCTACTTCGTATTGATCTATGAATTGGTCAGTTGATGCACCAATTAAAACATTTAAACGAGTGATAACTGTACCATCATTATATTCAACAAGATCGTCAGTTAATGTAACTGATGATGGTGGCTGAATTGAATTAGGATTAGGTAAAATAGTATCTGCAATAGTTGGTATAGGATTCTTTTCATTAAAAGTATAAAAGTTATCTTGGTGTTCAAATAATTGAACATTAACAGTTAAGTCTTCGTTTATTTCTAGTCCTAATACCCTAAATGGTTTAGCATTAAACCCACCACTTGGATATGTGATTGCAACTATATCTCCAATTTCTAGTTCTAAAAATTCTGATGTTAATGTTAATTGTATTTGTAGTTGATTTCTTGATCTTCGTAAAATGACTTCGCATAATGCCTCTGCACCAAATTTATTAGTTACATTAGGAAATTGAAAGTTACCCTCTAATAAAGTTCCATTGTCTTGTGCTAACATTGTTGCGTGTTTAAATTCAGTTGCAACAATAGTGTCATCTGCTGGGGGGAAAGATACAGTATCATTTTGCCAATTTTTATCAGGATTAACAAATGTACCAATTACACGATTGTATTTATTATTTTTTCTTTCTCCTAAAACTTTAGCACCACCTACAACATGATCTGATGTTATTGTTTTAACTGCTGTGCCTGTACCCTCAATTTTAAGTTTATAAACACCATTATTATAAGTGAATAATGATCGCATTGGATTAAGAAGTTTTTTAACATTCTCAATTACTTTTTGGTCAGTATCTATAACTGCATTAGTTTCAAATAAGTTTATTTGATCTGCACCTGTGTATGGTGTTATTTGAGTTTCACATTCATCAGCAGAAGTTTTAAAAGATGCAAAATCAGATTCAAATGCACTATTCGGTAGTCCTTTTCCATATCTAGTATTTCTTAAATAGTCTAACAATATTAAAGCAGAGTTTGATGTGTATGCAGTTGTGTCAGTTCTTGGGTCATATACTTTTCTTCCTTTTAAAGTAACTCTTACTTGTGGTATTGAACTAAATATATCTTGATTCCATTTAAACCTAAAAGCTAAATAACAAACTCCTCTTAATCTATGATTAGATGTCCAATTAGTAGAGTTAGTTAATATTGAAGATGCTACTTGATTATCTGTTCCATAAAATGCTTGTACTTGAATATGCGAACTATCTTTATAAAAATTAGAATCTGAACTATCTACTTCTCTAACTGTGCCATCTGTTAATGCACCATTAAATGTTACTTTTTTATCATCAATATAAATTTCTTGTATTTCTTCAATCTCTCCCTCGCAAACTACTCCAGCCATATAAAGATAGGTATTATCTGTTCCTGAACTTTCTAAAAATACTCTAGTAATTCCTACTTGTCTTCGACCATATACAATGGGTATTTGTGCATTGTTAGATGACTTGTTTATTAATACACCTTTTTCTTCTTCAGGTGTATCAAAATCAGGAATATCAGGTGTTGGTATTAGCCACCCAATAAAACTAGTTACAACATTTACTATTGACTCTACTACACCACCCATTAGTGAAAACTCCTTTTAAACTTTTGACCAACTCTATAAATATCTTGATCTACTCTTAACCAATTTATAGAATGACCAACTTTTAATTGTTTTCTAAAATAATTATAAACCCAACGCATCATTTTAAATGTATTTTTAATAGATACAATTTCTATTAACCATAAATTATTACCAGAGTTCCATTCATTAGGTTTAATCTTGCCTGTTTGTTTAAATCTTTTTTCTACTAAGTCATGTATGTAAGCCCAATTAACAAAGCCAACTAATTCGTTATTATCATAAAACTTTTTATATTGATTAAGTTTAATTGATGGTTTTAAATAATCAGTTAGTTCTTTACCTTTGTAACGATCAAATTGATTAAATAAATTAATTACATCTTGCATTATGCTCTACCCCATTTAATATCTTGAACTGTTTGTGATGCAAATTCAAAACCTAAGTCATTTGCAAAATGTAATTGTTGTGAGCCTGTGTTTGTTTTTCTACCCTCTATTTTACTAAAATCTGACCAATGAGATGCAACTACAATATTAGCATTAGATTGATTTATACTTTCATCAATACTAAAAGATTCTATTCTGCCTTTGAATAAAAGAAATGGGTCAGCAATAACTTGTTCACTACTATCTAAAAAGCCTTTATAAACTTCAGCTTCTTTTTCCATATATTGATTAGACAAAAATAAAGATATGATTGTTTGATCTGCACCAGAAAATGATAGTGTTATATTACTAACTTCTACTTCAGAAGATTCTTTAACACTTGATAATTTAGTAAATAATGATGATGCTGAATAAGTATTTCCATCATAAGTTACATCTTTATAATGGTCGGTAAATCTATATCCTGTACCTACATTGATATAAACGAGATTAATAGGCTGTAAGCTATCTGTTTCGAGTTCATTCTTTACTGCTGTTGTTAGAGTTCTCGTCATATAATTCGTAGTTAGTTTGGGTTACACTTTCTGTACCTTTTACCATAGTAAAATTAAATTTGCTATTAGGTTTATTATATTCCTTTAAATCGTTTATTGAAGTATCTATTTGATCTTCATTTACAATAACTTCAGCAATAAAATCGGCAGTTATCTTGTGGGTTATTTTATATT